TTCCTTACGCATGGCAAGTCCCCGGTTATAGATGAACCTGCAGCATCCCAGCGTCTGGTGGATGAAGGCTTTCTGTCCTTTATTCGGGTAGATTCTGAATTTGATCCCTTTTTGCATTATCCCATCTTATCCTTTTGTCTCTGCGATGTTTTCTGGTTTTCGATATACTGTTTTACTGCTTCCAGCGGAGCACCACCCACCGTCGATACAAAATAGCTGTTTGTCCAAAGCGTCGGCATCTTAGTTTTAAGATATGGAAATTCCTGTCTTAAAATTCTGGAAGTATAGCCTTTGAAAGATTTTACGGCTTTGTGAATACCAAACTGAGGGTCTACTTCCAGCAGCATATGAACATGATCCGGCATGATTTCCATTTCCAGAATCTCTACAGAAAGATTTGCAGCATACTCTGTGAGCAGTTCCTTCAACCTGGTATCTACACCATTGGTTAATACTTTTCGTCTATATTTAGGACACCATACTACATGGTATTTGCACGAATAGACGACATTGTTGTTTGATTTATATGTTGTATTCATGTTTGTATTATACTATATTTTTCCATTTAATACAACCGCTATTTTGTCCATCTCAATTACTTGCGTAAATTCGATGGACGCGTCTTATATCCCCATAGCTGAAGCAAGGGGTTTTACGACGCATTGGATAAAGTGAATATCCAAAAATTTGTTTGTTTTGTGCAGGAAATAGATGTTTTGATTGTTTTGACTTTCTTATTTCCCTCATGCAGCTCTGCTTCGGTTAATTTATACTCTGCCATAAGCTGCCTGGCTTTTAAGAGTGCAGCCTGGGCTTCGAATTCGTTTGGACTTTCTGACAGAGCCAGCAGTTTCCGGATCTTTTTTTCAATATCCATCTTTTAACCCCCTCGTTTTTATCGGAATGGAAGTTCTTCTTCCGACATTTTCGAAATATCAAGAAACTCTGTATCCATATCTATCTCTCCGGCATTTCCGCCAGGAGTCTGATCCCGTTTGCTTTCCGCAAATTCATGCTGTTCAACAAATCACCTCCAATCTATTCAAATGAAAGATTGGTTTTATTTGTCTTTATTTTTTTAAATCGTCATCAATTTGTTCCATTAAAAACTTCTTTGTAGTTGCGTGATAATCAGCACATCCCGTTTTCATATCAACGGCTTCCCACCATATACAATGATCTGGTTCATAATAACCACAATTACTAATTCTGTATCCTTTATACTCGTAGATACCTTTTGATATTTTTACAGCTCCCATACTTTTATTCTCCTAATAGCTGGCCGACTTTTTTTCGCATTTTCAGCTTTTTCCTTGCGCTCTAAAGCGAGTTTTTCTTTCAGATTATCCTCTTTTTGTTTCTTTCAAACGCTCATCATATTCTGTTGGTAACACACGCCATCCTTTATAAGTTAAACATGGACGATTTTCTCCTTTGATTTTTCCCAGCATTGACCTTTTGGCTCTGTTCAGCCCAGCAATCACATTAAAAAATTCTTTCGAATCGGGTTCTACTCCAAATTTATCACAATTTTCTCTGAGCCAAAAAGATAAAGAATGGATATAAAAATGTTCTCCTTCTGGACTTACTAAATGCCAGTCTATTGCCGCCCTATTCGTTTCAAACCTTCCAGATTTTGGACTTTTCTTTGCTGCTTCCGTTGCTTTTCTTTGTATTTCCGCGCTTTGAGGATTTTTCCGCCTTGCTTCTGACATTTTCCGTTTAGCATCCTCAGAGCGTTTCGCTCCTTTGTGTACCTGGCTTAAATGTATCAGCCTGCACTCCCTTGAGCATGTCACAACATTACGAGATGGTTTGCAATAAAATTCCTTTCCACAAATAATACATTTTTTAACATTTTTGGTCATTTTAATCCTACACTTCTTTCAAAGGTGTCAAAAGTCAATATTTGTATTTAAATCAGTATCAATCAATTCGTTTATATACTGATTGACACTTTTTCCTTTTTGTGCTGCCTTCCTTTTAATAATTTCTTTATTTCCTGCCGGAATCAGCAAATTTATGCGATCATATTTTTTTCTGATAAATTCATTCACATATTCAGTCTGATTAAATTCTTTATTCATGTTTTCTCCTTTCAAAATTTTATTGTTTTTTCTCTTTCATCAAACATATCTCTGCCAGTTATCATCTTTGTTTTTTCTTTGGATTTTACAAATTGTATCATAACCATACCATTTTCCATTAAACCAACACTGTCCAAAATCACCCCAATTAAAATAAATGCTTACATAAAGATCATTTATTTTATCTTCATTCGAAAAATCATTTTCAGAAAGAAATTCTTTTCTTATTCTTACCATATCGTCAGAACCATCAACAGTCAAAAATCTAATCTCCCAAAAATCTTTTAACTCCAAAATAATGTACCCATCTCTACAGTCAACATCCAGTTTTCCTTCAAAACTTCTATAAACTTCTTTAGCCATGTTTTTTTCCCTCCATCTACATCAGTGAATCCGCAAGTGCTCCTGCATCTCTGCAGATTCTTCCATTATTATTCTCATATACCGGCATATCGTCAACAAAAATTCTCAAAATATTTTTTCTTTTGTTGTATCTTCCGATTTTCTTTTTTCCAGTATGTCTTGTCCAGCCATCAAGGTCCTCGTAATAATCTGTCATATCATATTTTACATCATTAAAATCGACATCTTTTCCAAACATTTTTTTGTACCCTTCGTTGGCCATAGAAAGAAATTTATTTGCAAGTTCGACTGTAAACACTTTTCCATATCCTTTTTTTACAGCTACTGCCCAACTTGCTTTACATTCTCTTCCATCCCATTCATTAAAGTATGCAGTGAAATATTCATTTTCATTTAAATTCTTTGCTTCCGAACTATTCATTATTACCACTTTTTCTTCCATTTTTGCTACCACCTTTCTGATTTGTTTATTTCCTTTCTGTGATTATATATTAGCACATTATACGTATAATGTCAATACATTTTACGTATAATGTGCATTTTTTTGCAAATAAAAAAAGCCGTGCCATTTCGACACGACTATTTTTTTATTCGTAAAACACGATATCGGCGCCCGCATCGCCCTCATACTCTTCTGCGGCCTCCTCCGCCTCTTCGTAAGTTTTGACTTTTGCGATCGTTTTCCGCGTTTCTTTGTCGACCACGAAAATTTCCATTGGAGTAAACTTCCAAATATCTCCGCCTCCGATCCACTCGCCGTCTTCGTCATATTCGTTTTCCTGGATCGAAAACTCTTCGACCGTGAAGAGGCTTCCGGATGCGCAAACATCCGTTTTGTATTTTTTCAATTCCTTTTCGGCTTCCTCTTTGGTTCCGAATGAAGCAATTTTTTCCGGATCCACATCGTACATCGTGCATCCTTCCTTGATTTCATTCCTTTCTTTCCAGCTGATTTCTGCTGTTGTTTTTACGATTTCAAATTTTTTCATTTTCTTATCTCCTTTTTTCTCTTTACTATTTTTTAAGTCATTGTCGATCAGTTCATTTATATATTGAGACGATGCATAAAAATCCCAAAAAGGTTGCAGCCAGTTTACAGGAAATCCAGTCCCTCATTATTTTTTCGGTAATTCAATAGGAATGTCAAATTACAATATTAGAAAGAATTTCATTCAATACCTTCGAAAGGGACATATTCTGAGCATGTGCGATTTCCTCTAATTTTTTTACATTTTCTTCTTTCAGATTAAAACTCTTTATTATTGTTTTCGGTTTCTCTGGGGGAGTAGAAAATATCTTTGATACATCGAATTTTGTTTCATCTGTAGTTTTTCTTTCTTTTGAAGAATCTTTTTCAGCCAATGTTAAAACACTCCTTCCATGACTTTTTCCAATTTGCTATATTACTTGGTATATTCTGGATAACGGATCTGGATTGCCTGCCAAAAATATGGTGCATAAGAGCTGCAAAACAGATCTTTTACCGTATAACTTTTACATTCCTTTACCTGATTGATTGAATCCCCATAGTTGTTAATACTTGGGGTATCGCCAGAAAACAAATTGAATGCCATTTTAATTGCTTTTTCATCATCTTCTGAAAGTGCATCATTTTTCAGGCATTCAGGTTTTGGCTGCATGGCATGGAAGTCAAAAAAATTCTCCAGTCTATCCCTTGTATTGGGGCTTAAACATAAGCAATAACTTGACACTCCCCACAGCTAAAGCAGGGGGATTCCTGTTTCTTCCACCATTGCATTGGCAAATACCTTACGGTACTGCAATGTCTT